AATGCAGTTAATGTTTGGAATGAATTAGATCTATATTTAAAAAGCAGATTTAAAACAGAATCTGGAAGATCTATTTCAATATCAGCTACCTGTATTGATTCTGGTGGACATCACACTAACCAGGTTTACTCATTTACAAAACCACGCCAGGGCAGAAGAATATTTGCAATCAAAGGTGCTAATGTTCCAGGTAAGCCAATTGTTAGCAAGCCAAGTTATGTAGGAAAAACACAAACAGCTTTATACACAGTTGGAACAGATACGGCCAAAGAGAACATATTTGCCAGGCTTAATGCTGAAGATGATGAAACAACATTGCATTTTCCAGCAGACCTTGAAGAAGATTACTTTCAGCAGCTAACAGCTGAGAAAAGAATTACAAAATGGATCCGTGGCCGTAAATCTTTGGCCTGGAAACAAATTAGGCCAAGAAATGAGGCCCTGGATGTAACTGTTTACAACTTTGCTGCTATTTATCTATTAAATCCAAATTTTGATGTTATTGAGGAAAGATTGGTAACAGGAGTCAAAGAAGATCCAAATCCAGGCCCAGGATCCAGGAACAACCAAAATATAAGACCAAATAAGAATTTTGCTACCAGGTGGAAGTAATATTTATATATTTGACAAGATTTAAAACGACCTTAGTGTTTTTGTGTAAGTTTACATTTTAAATACAGAGGATTAATTGGCCAATTTATTCGATTCAACTAACTATCCAAACTATGTACCTGAAGAATTAAAGAAGGGTGATAACTGGAATTGGAAAAATGATAGTCTTGGAACAGACTATGACAACTCATCTTTTACTCTCAAATATGAATTTAATCTAATTGATGGATCCACAAATACACATTTTCAAATTGTGGCCACCAATGATGGATCTAATTACAAAGTTGAGGTGCCACATTCAACAACTACTAATTACACGGCTGGGGAATACAACTGGATAGCTAATATCCATCGCAATTCTGGCGGTAGAGTTAAAGTTGCTGAAGGGTTTATGACACTTCAAGATGATTACGCTACCACAACATCTTCAGTAAGATCTTTTGCCAAGCAAATGCTTGATGCGATTGAAGCTGTGGCCTTAAACAGAGCCACTATGGATCAATCATCAATGAGTATTGCTGGTAGATCTCTCTCCAGGATGTCTATAGACGAACTAATGAGTTTTAGAGATCGTTTTAAAACTGAATACTTACAAGAATTAAAACAAGCCAGGGCCAAGAACAACAAAGGCACTGGTAACACTATCAAGGTTCGATTTGGGCCTACATCCACATTTAATCCAACAGACTTAACATAATGGCCTGGTATAACAACATATTTAATCGTACTCCTAAACCACAAAAGAAAACTTTTAAAAGAAGTTATCAAGGAGCATCAACTGGAAGGTTGTTTGCTGACTTTTTAACATCTAGTAAATCAGCTAACGCTGAAATAAAAGACAATCTAAGAACTTTAAGAGATAGAGCCAGGCAATTAGCAAGAAATGACTCTTATATAAATCGTTATTTAAACTTAATGATTTCTAATGTTGTAGGTAAGCATGGAGTTAGAATCTCATCTAAGGCCAGAAATGATAATGGATCTTTAGATCTGCTGGCCAATAGACAAATAGAAGATGCCTGGAAGCAGTGGACTAAGTACGGAGTGCCAACTGCAAATGGCAAGATGTCATTCCTTGATTGTCAAAAACTCTTTGTAGAATCTTTGGCCAGAGATGGTGAGGTTTTAATTAGACATATAAAAACCAATAAAAATCCATTTGGTTATCACATTCAGTTTTTAGAAGCTGATTACCTGGATGAAGATCTAAACACAACAGCAAAAAATGGTAATAAGATCTGCATGGGTGTTGAGGTTGATTCTTACTATCGACCAATTGCCTATCATTTATTTAAAGAACATCCATATGACACCACCTACTCTGCTAAATACAACAAAAAGCACATAAGAGTTCCAGCTGAAGAAATAACTCATTGCTATATGCCTAATAGGGCCGAGCAAACAAGAGGTGTAAGCCACATAGCAACAGCTATGGCTAATGTATCTCAGCTGAATGGCTATCTTGAGGCAGAAATTGTAAGTGCAAGATTAGGGGCATCAAAATCTGGTTTCTTTAGTTCACCAGATGGCAATTCATATGTTGGCGATGGTGTTGAAGATACTTTTAATCCAGTTATGAATGTAGAGCCTGGTACATTTCAACAACTACCAGATGGTATGCAATTTACACCTTATGATCCAACACATCCAACAAGTGCATTTGAATCTTTTACAACCACAGTTTTAAGATCCATTGCATCTGGCCTCAATATTTCATATCACGCTTTAAGCAATGATTTAACTTCAGTTAACTATTCTTCTATCCGCCAGGGTGCTTTAGAAGATAGATCTAACTTCCAGATCTGGCAAGAATTTATCATTCAACATTTTATTGATGTTGTATTTAAACGCTGGTTAGAAATGGCCATAACAACCAAGGCTATTAATTTGCCAATCGGTAAATTTGATAAGTTTGCTAATTCTATTAATTACATTCCAAGATCATTCTCCTGGATAGATCCATTAAAAGAAATGCAAGCCAATGTTGTTGGCCTACAAAATGGAATAACAACTTACTCAGATATTGTTTCTAGCTACGGCAAAGATGTAGAAGAAACATTTGAACAACATCAAAAAGAAAAGGAACTGGCGGATCAATATGGGATCTCCACGGCATTTCAGCCATTTGGTAATAAGGCCCCAGTTCCAGCAGAAATAGAAGGAGATCCAGATAATGAATAACAAGTTTCAAGCGGCAATTACGCCAAATGAAGAACATCCTAGCGAGGTAAGCATGGAATTTAAAAGTGAAAATCCTATCCTCAGCGAAACAGAGGTAGAAGATTTAATTGATTCTACTGAAGTCATTGAGGATGTTGAGGAAGATGAACAGGATAGATTGTTTGACGATGAAATGTCATATCGAACAGTCAACTTATCCAGGGCATCTTACATTGACGAAGATACTAGACGAGTTCGCATAGGAGTGTCATCTGAAAGCGAAGTTGAAAGGTCATTTGGGTTAGAAGTTCTATCCCACAGGGCAGAGGATATAGATATGTCATTTATAAAATCTGGTACAGCACCACTTCTGAACAACCATAATATGGATGAGCAAATTGGTGTTGTTGAAGAATATAAACTTGACGAGGCTGCAAAAAGAACAGTTGCAGTAGTTAGATTTGGTAAATCTGCACTTGCTCGGGAAGTTTTTGAAGATGTAAAAGACGGCATAAAAAGAAACATATCCGTTGGCTACAAAATAAATAAACTGGAACAGGCAAGCAATAATGAGATTGGCGATCATTACAGGGCTAGTTGGACACCTATGGAAGCATCTGTAGTTTCAATCCCAGCAGATCAATCTAATCAAGTTGGCGTGGGCCGTTCTAAATCTAACAATATTCCAAACACAAAGGTGAAAATAATGGAAAACGAAAAACAAGAAATTAATCTTGATGAAGTTAGATCTCAAAGTGCAGACGAAGCAAGAAAAGAATTTGCTAAAAACTCAAAAGAGATTTTAGATCTTGCTGCCAAGCACAACAAAAGAGATTTAGGCAATCAAGCTATTCAAGATCAATTATCAGTTGACGAGTTCAGAGGACAATTACTAGAAACTATTTCTAATGATGTGCCTTTAGAAACTCCAAATGAAATTGGTTTAACAGAATCTGAAACAAAAAGATTCAGTGTTATTAAAGCAATTAATGCTATGGCAAATCCAACAGATCGCAAGGCTCAAGAAGCTGCACGATTTGAAATGGAGTGTTCAGAAGCTGCTCAAGAAGCATACGGAAGAACAGCACAGGGAGTTATGCTTCCAGCTGAAATTCTTAACGATTGGCAGCAAAGAGATCTAAGTGCTGGTAGTGATGGCGATTTAATTGGCCAAGACTACAGAGGCGGATCTTTTATTGATGCTTTAAGAAATAACTCAGCTGTTATGCCTTTAGCTACAAATCTAAACGGCTTATCTGGCGATGTTAAGATTCCTAAGAAAACTGGAACTTCAACTGCTGCATTTATCTCCTCTGAGGGTGGTGCTGCTGGTGAAACAGAAATGACAATTGGCAATGTAAGTCTTACACCTAAAACTTTAGGTACTTATACAGACATGACAAGACAATTGATGATTCAATCTTCACTTGATGTTGAAAACCTAGTTCGACAAGATCTTGCTCAATCTATGGCTATTGCTATTGATGATGCTGCTCTTGAAGGTAGCGGTTCTTCTGGTAACCCAACTGGTATAACCAACACTACTGGAATTAACACTGTTTCATTATCTTCAGCAGCTGCTCCTACTTGGGCAGAGGTTGTTTCTATTGAATCTTCAATAGCAGTTGATAATGCACTTATGGGGCAACTTGCTTACATAGTGCATCCAACTAACTATGGAACTTTAAAGACTACTAGCAAAGATACAGGAAGCGGAATTTTTGTAGCTGCTAATGGCGAAATGAACGGCTATCCAGTTGTTGTTTCACCACAATTAACAGCTAACAATTATGTATTTGGTAACTTCAATGATTTATTAATTGGCTTCTTTGGCGGATTAGATATTGTTGTAGATCCTTATTCAAATTCTACTTCTGGAACTGTGAGAGTTGTTGCATTACAAAGTGTTGACTGTGCTGTTAGACACGCAGTTAGCTTCTGTGCAGCTTCTTAATTAGTTGTCATTAGATACTAACAAGATGGCGGGCCTAGTGTCCGCCAGCTTTAAACAAGGTAAGGGAATTATGAAAATTTTAATTTTGCAAGATACTGTTGCTAACAAGCAAAGAGTACAAGCTGGGGATGTTGTTGAGGTAGATCAATCCGAAGGTAATATTTTAATTGGTTATGGAAAAGCAAGTGTTTCTGATGGTAAGAAAAAAGAAAAAAAAGAAACCAACAGAAGCGTAGGTTTAGAAGTTTCTGAAACTCCAAAACCAAAGAAAAGATCTAAGGCCAAATAATGGCCCTAGAAAGTGCTGCTGATTTCAGTTCCTATGTAGATTCAAGCGTAGGTTTTGGAATCACTGGTACTTTTTTTGAGGTGCAATCCATTCTATGGGATACCAGGCCAGGTTTAATTGATACCTGGTATGACATAGATTCTGGAGCCTCACAAAATATAAGTCTTATTATGGATGAGGATTATTTTGCCATTGAGGGCAATAGTATTTCTGCGGAAGGTTATCAACCAAGGGCCACAATGAAGGCAAGCGATGCTCCTTACATATCTCATAAAGATAAATTAATTGTTGATGCTGTAACAACAGACCAGGGCAATGTTATCAAGCCAGCAACCACATATTTAGTGGTTGAAGTGCAACCAGATAATGTTGGAATGTTAACGCTAGTTTTAGAGGCCACATAATGAGCCAAATTAAATATGAAACAGAGTCTGATATGGCCGCATATTTAGATCCTAGCTATGGCCATGGTTTAGCAGCAACTTACACCAGGGATGGTGTTAACACTTCACTCAATCTTATTTTGAATGAAGAATATGTGGAATTAGACGAAGGATCTGGAGTTGAAGCAGTACAACCTATTGCTTATTGCAGATCTGTAGATATTCCAAGTGTTTCACATAACGACACTTTAGCAGTTAGTGCTTATAAAGATGTAAACGGCAATATTTTAAAGGCCGCAACTAACTACAAGATTGTTAATGTGCAAAAAGATTACAAGGGTTTTACGGCCCTAGTTTTAGAGGAACAATAATGGCGGATCATGTAAGACAACAAATCCGCAACCAGGTAGTTACACAATTAACTGGTTTAACAACCACTGGATCCAATGTATTTGATTCCAGGGTTTACCCTTTAGAAGATGGCAACTTGCCAGCGATTTTGGTTTATACAAAATCCGAAGATAGCGAGCCAATAGAGATTGGCCCAAACAGAACAAGTGAAAGAATGTTAAGCCTAATAGTTGAGGCCTATGTTAAGAGTACAACTAATTTTGAAGATACTCTGGACACTGTTTGCAAAGAAGTAGAACAAGCAATTGCAGCTGATCCCACATTATCTGGGAAGGCCAAAGATTGCTACATAGAATCTACTGAAATTGAATTTAATGCAGAGGGTGAGAAGCCGCTGGCTTTTGCTACTTTGACTTTTTTAACTAGCTACTATGTCCAGGAGCAAAATCCAGATGTGGCGGTTTAACCAGGAGTAAATTATGAAAATGATTTCACCAGATGGCAAAGATTTTATAGATGCACATCCTACAAGGGTTGAGTATCTTAAAAAAAAGGGTTGGAAGGAAGAAGCAGCCCAGGAAATTAAATCTTCTTCTAAAAAACAGGCGAAAGCCGAGGTAAACGAAAATGGCGATACATAAAGGCTCGGAAGGGCTTGTTAAGGTTGGTGCTAATACTGTTGCTGAAGTTAGATCTTATTCAATTGATGAATCTGCTGACACAATAGAATCCAGTTCAATGGGAGATAGTGCTAAAACTTTTGAATCTTCACTTACATCCTTTAGTGGATCTGTTGAGTGTTTTTGGGATGAAACAGATACAACTGGCCAGGTGGCCATGAGTATTGGTTCTTCTATAACTCTTAACCTATATCCAGAGGGATCGGCAAGCGGAGATACTTATATGACTGGAACCGCAATCATTACTGGTAAAACAGTATCTGGTTCACATGATGGATTGGTTGAAGCAAGCATTAGCTTCCAGGGTAGTGGTGCATTAACTATTACAACAGTATAAAAAATGTCAGTAATAGATAACGCAGTTAAACATTTTGAAGATCAAGATGTGAGAGTAACGCAGGTTCCAGAGTGGGGCCAAGAAAATGAACCATTAAAGATATACAGCAAGCCATTAACGCTTAGTGAAACTTCTAAACTCTACAAAATGAGCAAACAAGATGATCTAACAATGATGGCTTATGTATTAATTTATAAGGCATTGGATAGCGAAGGGGAAAAGTTATTTGATATTGGCGATAAAAATAAACTTTTAAATAAAGTTGATCGTGAGGTGTTAGTTAGAGTTGCCCAGGAGATTATGGGGCAAGAGCCTATTGAGGAAACAAAAAAGGACTAACAGAGGATACTAATTTATTTCTGCAATACAGCCTTGCAGAAAGACTAGGAAAAACCCTAGAAGAATTACAGCAAATTAGTGTCCAGGAATACCAGGGCTGGATTGCTTATTTAGAAATCTTGGAAGATAGAAGGAAGCATGGCAAGTAAAAGAAAAGTACAGATTGAATTATCA